GTAGGATTCACAGGATAATCAAATGAAACTCATCACAGAAGAAGTATCAAACGTAAAAATTATTACCGAAGGCAAGGGTGCCAGTAAGAAATTATACATTGAGGGTGTTTTCCTTCAAGGCGACCTCAAAAATCGTAATGGAAGAATGTATCCAATGGAAACTCTTTCTCGTGAGGTAAAAAGATATAATGAAACTTTTGTGAATAAGGGTCGTGCTCTGGGAGAACTTGGTCACCCTGATGGACCTACTGTAAACCTTGATCGAGTCTCTCATAAAATTACTTCACTTACTCAAGAAGGAAATAATTTTAAGGGTAAGGCACAAATCCTCAATACTCCAATGGGTAAAATTGCATCTTCTCTTCTTGATGAAGGTGTAATGCTTGGCGTTTCTTCTCGTGGTGTTGGATCACTGAGAGAAGATCGTAGTGGTTGTAAAGTTGTTGGTGAAGATTTCATGTTAGCAACTGCTGCTGATATCGTTGCAGATCCTTCTGCCCCTGATGCATTTGTCCAAGGAATTATGGAAGGAAAAGAGTGGGTTTGGGAAGGTGGAATCCTTCGTGAACAACTTGCAGAAAGAACTCAGAGAAGAATTAATACTCTCGTTGATCAAAAAAGACTTGAAGAGCATAAGTTGAACTTATTCAACGAATTCCTCTCAAATCTTTAATTTATAAATAAATATAGATTAATACGAATCTATAAATCAAATGTCCGTTGGTAACAATTTACAAGAAATGGAAAACGTAGTAACCAAAGGCGCAGCAGCTGCTGACCCAATGCCTAAAATGGCAGATCCTGGCACACAGTTAGGAAATGTAGAGGATCTTGGTGGTCCTACCCCAGAAAACTATAGAGTTGATGATGACTCTGCTAAACTCAAAGATGCTGGAGCAATTCTTGCTCAAGTGAGAGATGTAGTTAATAAGGGAGCAAAACCTGCCGAAGCAATGCCTAAAATGGCAAAGGAAGAGGAAGAAATTGAAGGCGAAGTTGTTTATGAAGAAGAAGAAACTGACGAAGAAGTAGTTTCCGAAGAAGAGACTTCTGAAGAAGAAGTTATTGAAGAAACAATCGATGTTGAAGAGGACGTAAATGCTCTTCTCGAAGGTGAAGATCTTTCCGAAGAATTCCAAGAGAAAGCACGCACCATCTTTGAAGCAGCAATTCGTTCTAGAATTGCCGAAGTAAAAGAAGAAATTGAACAGCAATATGAGTCTGCTCTTATTGAAGAAGTTGTTGCTATCAAAGAGCAGTTAACTGATAGAGTTGATGCATACCTTGAGTATGTTGCCGACGAATGGATGCAAGAAAATCAACTTGCTATCGATCACGGTCTTAAGACTGAGATGACCGAATCATTCCTTGTTGGAATGAAGAGTCTTTTTGAAGATCATTATGTATCAATCCCTGAAGAAAAATATGATGTACTCTCTACAATGGTAGAGAAATTAGATGAGATGGAAGATAAACTCAACGAGCAGATCGAAAGAAATATTGCTCTCAATCAAAGATTAGCCGAGTCGGTTGCTGATGTAATCTTCTCTGAGGTCTGTGAAGGTCTTGCACTTTCACAGAAGGATAAACTCGCTTCTCTTGCGGAAAATGTTGAGTTTGATAGTGAAGAGAACTATCGTGAGAAACTGGTAACTCTGCGTAAGTCATACTTCCCAGAGAATGCCGGAACTCAAAGAGACAAATCTGATACTATTTCAGAGGAAACGACAGAGACTAAAGAATCTGTTTCGGGTTTAATGGAAACTTACTTGAGCACTCTGAATAGAGTCTCTAAAAAGTGATTTTTAAATCATAAATCAAACTAAAACTTTTAAGAGGTAAAAATCAAATGCAAATGCCTAATTTAGAGTATTTGCAGGAGAAGTGGGCACCTATCCTCGACCATGAGGGTATGGGACAAATCAAGGATAATCATCGTAAAATGGTTACCGCCCAGCTCCTGGAAAATCAAGAACAAATGCTCCGTGAAGAGCGTGAGTTTCTTTACGAGACTCCAACTAACGGCACTGGTTCATCAGGTGCAACCGCAGGTTTCTCTGGTGCATCATCCCTTGCTGGTGGTGCAACCGCCGGTTTCGATCCCGTTCTGATCTCTTTGATCAGACGTGCAATGCCTAACTTGGTCGCTTATGACCTCGCTGGCGTCCAACCAATGAATGGTCCTACTGGACTCATCTTCGCAATGCGCTCCCGTTATACCGGACAGAGCGGCACCGAAGCATTCTTCGACGAAGCAGATACAGCATTCTCCGGAACTAGCAGCACTAGAGCTGTTGGTGATGTTGGATCCGGTTATGTAAGTGGTTCTGATGGTGTTTCCGTTGGTTTAGGTACTACGGGATCAAATAGCATGGGAAGCAATCCTGGTCTTCTCAGCCCAGATAACGCTTCTACCCAACTCGACTATAAAGTCGGTCAGGGTATGGATACCGAAGATGCTGAATCTCTTGGTACTAACAGCCGTGAGTTCAACGAAATGGCTTTCTCGATCGAGAAGGTCACCGTTACTGCCAAGTCTCGCGCACTGAAAGCTGAGTATTCACTTGAGCTTGCTCAAGACCTCAAGGCAATCCACGGTCTGAATGCCGAAGCGGAATTGGCAAACATCCTCTCCACTGAGATTCTTGCCGAAATCAACCGCGAAGTCATCAGAACCATCTATAAGGTTGCTGAGTCTGGTGCTCAAGCAAATACCGCATCTGCCGGCATCTTCGACCTCGACGTTGACTCCAACGGTCGCTGGTCTGTTGAAAAGTTCAAGGGTCTGATCTTCCAAATCGAGCGCGAAGCCAACGCTATCGCACAAAGAACTCGTAGAGGAAAGGGCAACATGATCATGTGCTCTGCCGATGTTGCTTCTGCACTCACCATGGCAGGTGTCCTTGATTATACTCCTGCTCTCAACGCTAACCTGAACGTTGATGACACTGGTAACACCTTTGCTGGTGTGCTTGCCGGTAAGTATCGTGTATATATCGATCCTTATTCTGCTGCTGGTGGAAACGTTGCTAATCAGTACTTCGTTGCTGGTTATAAGGGTACTTCGCCTTACGATGCAGGTCTCTTCTACTGCCCATATGTTCCTCTCCAAATGGTTCGTGCCGTTGGTGAGAACACCTTCCAGCCAAAAATTGGATTTAAGACTCGCTACGGCATCGTCGCTAATCCATTCGCTGAGGGTTCATATGCAGACGGTCAAGGACTTGGACGCCTGAAGGTTAACTCTAACCGTTACTACAGAAGAGTACGTGTTAACAACCTTATGTGATTCTTTATCACATATTTCTTACAGGGATCCTTCGGGATCCCTTTTTTTATCTAAATACAATTAAAAATGGCAAGAGCATTTGATAAACAAATAGATAATAGGAATTTCTTATCTCCTATTGGATTTAAGTTTACTTTAGCAAGATATCCAAAAGTATCGTTTTTTTCAAATTCTGCTAGAATCCCGGAGATTAGTTTAGGAACAGCAATTCAACCCAATTATCTTAAAGATATTGATATTCCCGGAGATAAATTAACATATGGTGACTTTTCTTTAAGATTTTTGGTTGATGAAAATCTTGTAAATTATATGTCAATACATAATTGGTTAACTGGATTGGGATTTCCAGAAACTGGTAAAAACTATACAGATTTAATTACTGGAGATAATTTAACAGATCCTCAAAATGCATTTAGTGATGGAAGTCTTCATATTTTAAATAGTAATTATAGAGATGTTGCTATTGTAAAATTTAGAGATTTATTTCCCACATTTCTTACTTCTCTAGATTTCGAATCTTCAGATACGGACATCAATTACTTTACAGCAGAGGTTACTTTCAAGTATACTATCTATAATATACTATCACCTGACAATAGAACGCCCCTATGAATCTTGAGCAAATTCAGGAGATGTGGGAGAGAGATTCTTTCATAGATCCAGATAACTTACATGATGAATCACTTAAAATTCCTCAACTTCACTCTAAATACTATACCATATACAATACGATTACTCTTTTAAGAGAAAAGGCAAGAGAGTCTTTTAATCGTGTGAGATTAGAAAGATACAATTATTATGCAGGCAAAGCACCTGCAGAAGTGTATGAAGAAGATCCTTTTCCTTATAAGATAAGAGAAAAAGATGTACTTCAACGCTATCTTGATGCTGATGAAAGATTAACAGCAGTAGATTTAAAGATTAAATATTACGATACCATGTTAAAGTTTCTTGAAGAGATTATTAAGACTATCTCTAATAGAACTTTTCAAATTAAGAATGCAATCGAGTGGCACAGGTTCCAAGCAGGATTTAACTAATGGACAAAGAATCCAAGTTTGTAATGGATTTTGGTATAGAAGATATTCATCTTTTATACCATTGTGTATGTAAAAGAATAGAAACCTGGGAGGGATATCCTTCCAGGCATCCGTTTGAGCAGGAGCATCTACATTATCTTAAAACAGAATTATATAAGGCAGTTTTGGATTTCAAGTTTAATTGTGGAGAATAATAAATAATTAAAAAAGTTTTCAGAAAAATGTATTTCGAAGAAGAAATTCTTGATGAAAGGACCCTAATGAAGGGTAAGAAAATCAAAAAGTCTGGGACTATGGATATTCCTGGATCGGAAGGTGCCGCAAGAAGAGATGTTTCTCGTGCAGGATTTAGAAAAAGAGGTCCAATTCAGGATCCAAAAGTTGAAAAGAGTGGAAAGGATGTTCCTGTATGGGTAAGAACTCATAGTTCTCCTAGAGATTATGCTGCTCATACCGCAAGAAAGCAACACAGAGAGGGAGATAAACCACAAAGTAGAGAATTGAGAAAACAATTCGGTAAAACTGGTGCCAAAAAAGATTCGCCAGTCCATGATATTACTGTTGGTTCTCCCAAATCAAAAGTTAGAGATCCTGGTCAGAGAGCAAGACAATTTGTTGGTGCTCTTAAGGATGTAAAGAATAAGATGAAGTCAAAGAAAGGAGTTGCTACAAACACTCCTACTGCTATTGATTCTGCCAAGTCTAAGGGTAAGAAAAATAGAAGTGGTGAGGAAGGGGCAGAGCAAAGAGGTAGAATTTATAAAAAATTAGGAATGGGAGAAAGAAATCCCAAGACTGGTGTTCAAATGGCTAAACTAAATGATTCTTTTGGTAAAAAGACATTTGGTGAGTTTATATATGAATGTTATGTTGTTATGGAAGCGAAAAAATATACTAGAACTAGATCCAGAGAAGATGCTGAGAAGATTCGTCAATCAAAACCAAATCCAAAAGATTATAGACTGAATAATGCTCAAACTACTGATATGCCTTTTTGGAGATTAGTATTAAAAGCAAAAAGAGATAATCAATCTACTAGGAGAAAAGAAAGAATAAATTCGGTATCATCACCAGAGCATATGGCATCTGGTAAAGCAAAAGAAGAAAAACTAAAAAAAGCGGGTTTGGATGCACACCATATTACTCCAATACATTATTCTGCAAAATTGAAGAAAAGTATGACTGATGATGAGTGGAAAAAAAGAGTAGAAAGAGATGCTGCAGATGGAATTTATCATGGACACCATCCTAAAAACTTGATGGGAACAGTGAATAAAAATACTCCAGAAGAAAGAAGGAGAAGGGGAATACATCATAGAAAAGCTGGGGCACATGAATTAGAAGCAAAAACAAAAGATCTTTCTCATGTTGGACATAAAGGATTACTTTCTATGGCTCATAAAAGAAGATTGAGAAAAGAAAAAGAAGAAAGAGCGGACCAGATAGCAAGAATGGATGTTTCGGGGAGAGCAAATAACCTTCCAGAAAGAGGATAGTCCAAGGCAATAAATACATATAGGAATAACCTATATGTATGTCTCATTTGATAATTCAAAAGAAAAACGAAGTATATTTAACAATAAAGGCAGAACCTCACGTTTATTACGAACTTGCAGATCAGTTCACGTTTGAGGTTCCTGGTGCAAAGTTTATGCCTCAGTTTCGCAATAGGCACTGGGATGGAAAAATTCGTTTATTCAATACAGAAACTAGTGAGATATATGTTGGTTTATTGGATAAAGTCGTAAGATTTTGTGAAACTCATGATTATACTTATGAGTTTGTAGACAATAAATTTTATGGT